ACCGCACGCAGAGCGTGACTTTTTCGCCTGGGTCAACCAATGGTCCGTTATGGTCAAAAAGCCGTCTGACTTGGGTTTCAGCGACAAGGGCTACGAGTTGCCGGCGCTACATGTTCAGAAGCACATAGTACACAACGACAAGACTTGGTGCATTGGCGGGCAGGATGCATTGTTCGCCCAGCCAGCCCAAACCATGACCGAGGTGCGCGAAGAGCAGAAGCTAACTATCAACGAGCGCTGCGAAAAAGCAGTTCAGCTAGCGCACGGTAAAACATCTGTTTACTGGTGCAACCTAAACGAGGAAAGCGCACTTCTTTCTATCCTTGACAAGACAGCCGTTGAGATTGTCGGCGGCATGTCAATCGACAAGAAAGAGGAGATTCTTGTTTCATTTGCGCGCGGCGAGATCGACCGCCTGATAACCAAGGCTCGCATGACAAGCATGGGGCTCAACTGGCAGCACTGCAACCACACGGTATTTTTTCCGACATGGAGCTACGAACAGTATTACCAGTCAATTCGACGGTTCTGGCGGTTCGGTCAGAAGCGTGAGGTTACCTGTGAAATGGTCCTATCCGAGGGTCAAGAGCGCGTCATAGAGGCTTTGGACCAAAAGACGCAAAAGGCCATTGAGCTATACACAAACCTTGTTGCCGCTGCGAACCAAGACTTTAGCATCGTCACCAAAGAGTTTAACCAATCAATCAAAGTACCGGAGTTTCTAGCATGAAAACAAAAGACCAGATTATCACACCTGAGTATGCAATCTATAACAGCGACTGCATGGAAGTTCTGCCAGCGCTGCCTAGCAGATCCGTTGATCTTTCGATTTACTCGCCGCCGTTCGCTGGTTTGTACAACTACTCCAGCAGCGAGCGCGACTTTTCAAACTGCGAAAGCCGGGAACAGTTTTTGCAACAGTACGAATATCTTGTGGCTGAAATTGCTAGGGTAACAAAGCCCGGTCGAATCACTGCGGTTCACTGTACCGATGTGTTTGACAACTCATGCCGTCTTTGGGATTTTCCGAACGAGATTATTCGCATCCATGACAGACATGGATTTCAGTACCGCAACCGGATCACGATATGGAAAGAGCCTCTCAAGGTTCGGATGCGGACGATGGTGAAAAGCCTTATGCACAAACTTATTGTCGAGGACTCTACGCAGTGCTTTACAGCCATGCCTGACTATGTTTTGATTATGTCTAAGAAGGGTGATAACGAGGTCCCTGTGGTGCATCCGCATGGATTAAAGCACTACTACGGAAGCACTCCCATTCTGCCAAACATCCTTCGCGCATTCAACAACGCCAACGAAACCAAGTTCACAGAAGATGAGTTGTGGGAGTATCTGAAAACCAACTTTCATGACCACCAAGACCCAAAGAGCAATAAGTTGTCGCACTACATTTGGCAGCGCTATGCGTCAAGTGTTTGGGACGACATTCGCATTGACAACGTGCTTCCATTTCGGGATAGCCGTGAAGAGGACGACGAAAAGCACGTACACCCGTTGCAGCTTGACGTAATTGATCGGCTAGTAGAGCTTTACAGCAACCCAGGCGAAACCGTTATGACCCCGTTTATGGGTGTTGGGTCAGAAGTGTTTAGTCCTGTGTCACTTGGTCGTAAGGCTATTGGCATCGAATTGAAAGACAGCTACTTTAAGCAAGCCAAGATCAATCTTAGTATGGTCGAAAAAAGGTTTAAGGATGATGGTTTTGTTCAACAGAATTTGATCGAGCATTCAGAAGAGGAGATGTTTGATTGAACTACTACAAGCGGCATATTGGCGACTACGCAAAAAAAGCGGGGCGGCTCTCTATGCTTCAGCACGGTTCGTACACGCTTTTGATTGATGCGTGCTACGACCGTGAACAGTTCCCCACGCTGTCCGAAGCAATCGACTGGACCTGGGCTAGTTCGACCGCCGAAATCGAAGCTGTTGAGTTTGTTTTAAGCAAATTCTTCACGTTAGTGGATGACAGGTATGTGCAAAAGCGCATCGCGGAGGAGGTAGCTCGCTTTCACGAAACGTCAGATACAAACCAACGGATCGCCAAGCAGCGTGAGGCAAACCGCAACGAAGCGTTAACGAAGCGTGCACGAAGCGTTAACGAAGCGCCACCTAACCATAAACCATTAACCAAGAACCAAGAACCAGAAGATAAGAGGGAGAAGCCGCGCAAGCGCAGCACCACCCCCGACATTGCCAAACCTGCCGATGTTGACCAGCAGACCTGGACAGACTGGATGACCCTGCGCAAAGCCAAGCGCGCCCCTGTGACGCAGACCACGGTTGATGGTGCACGCGACGAAGCCGGAAAAGCTGGAATGACGCTTTCTGCGTTTCTGATGATCTGGTGCCGCCGTGGCAGCCAGGGGCTCGAAGCCGATTGGCTCAAGCCCAGCGAGAAGCCCGACGCTATGACGGCAAACAGTCAAACCATGAGCTTTGCCGAGCGCGACGAGCTGGCCCGCCACAAGCGCTACAAAGAAATGACCGGCAGGGATTGGCCGGCTGACGTGATAGAGATTGTTGACACAACCCCAATACCAAGGATTTAATCGTGAATCTATCAATGAAAGCCTGCGACCACCTGTTTAACAGGCTTCTCGCGGTGTACGGCGCGCAATGGTCAAAGCAATGGCAGGACGTGCCAATGCAAGACGCCAAAAACGCATGGGCGTGTGAGCTGGGCCAATACGCCGGGCGGCTTGAAGCCATCGCCTACGCCCTGGACAACTTGCCAGACCGCGCACCCAACGCCGTCCAATTCCGCAACCTGTGCCGGGCAGCGCCAGCGCCTGATGTGCCAGCCCTGCCGATGCCCGCCGCAAACCCAGCCCGGATGCGCGAAGAACTGGCAAAGCTGGGCCACGTCACCGGCGAGAAGGTGCAGACGACGACCGGGATGATGGATTGGGCGCCCGTGATCCTCGCCCGCCACGCGGCTGGGGAAAAATTCACGCCTACGGTGCTTGGCATGGCCCTGGAAGTTGACGCGCTGCGCACAAGGCGGGCAGCATGACATGGCTCTACATACCATCGAAATCTGCGCCGGCGTGGGGATGCTTGGCGAAGGACTGCGAGCCGGGCTCAGTAACCTGGGCATCGCGCTGCGCACCGTCTGCTACGTGGAACGGGAAGCCTACGCGGCCGCTGTCTTGGCAGCAAGGTGCGAAGAAGGCAGCTTGGACGACGCTCCTATCTGGTCCGACCTCACCACCTTCAACGCTGGACGCTGGCGAGGCGCAGTGGACGGAATCGCTGCGGGCTTCCCGTGCCAAGACCTCAGCCTGGCGGGCAAGCGTGCAGGCCTCGATGGCAAGCGCAGCGGCCTGTTCTTCAACATTCTCGACATTGCCGACGATTGCGGTGCGTGGTTCCTCTTTCTGGAGAACGTCGCAGGCATCGCTTCTGCCACCGCCTCCGTTGTGGACGAAGCCGAGGGCGACCTCGAAGAACGCGCAGCCGCCCGCGTCTTGGGAGAACTGGCCGAACGCGGGTGGAACGCGGAATGGCTCACTCTTTCCGCGTCAGAAGTGGGCGCCAGTCATGGGCGCGATCGCTGGTTTTGCTTTGCGTGGCGCATGGGCAACCCCGACCAGCAACGAGCATACCGGGCCGGGACATGCCGCCACCAAGACCGGATCGCCGAACCTTCGGACGCAGTTGGATGCATGGGCGACGCCGCGTGCCAACGATGCGGAGAAGCGCGGCACGGTGACGCACAGGCCGAACATGCCCGACTTGGTGGGGCAATCGCAGCAGTGGCCGACGCCGAACGCGCATGTGATCGAAGCCAAAGCACGCCCGCCAATCACGGACGGAACGCGCAAGCCGTCAGACCCGCAAATCAGCACGGCCGACATTGCAGTTCACAGGTTCACCCATTCTTCGCTCCCGGCCCTCAATCCGCCGAGTGGCCCGCAATCATCAATCGACACCCCGAGCTTGCCCCGGCGCTTGAACCCACTTTTCGGGGAGAAATTGATGGGATGGCCTTCGCAATGGACGAAAGCCGAGCCCAGCGCCTCAAGTGCGTCGGCAACGGTGTTGTGGCGCTCTGCGCTGCGGTCGCATTTGTCCAACTTGCTAAACGAGCGGGGTTGCAATGAATGAGTTGTATCGACTGCTACAGAGCCAGCATCGGGCCGGGCTGGCCCATGCACTGCCCCACCTGTTTGTGGTGCGGAGCGCGGCTGCTGAAAACCATTGG